GGCGCCAGAACACTCGGTGGATTGCAAACTTGGCTAAATACTAATGGAGATTTTGGCTCCGCTGGTGTTGCAGGGTCTTTAGGTACGACAGCCAGAACAGACTCAAGTGAGGCTGAAAGAACTTTTACAGAGACAATTCTAAAAACTGTTGTTAAAGAAGTATATGAGTCTGGTGGAGATCCATCGGTATTGATGGTAACGCCTGCGCATAAGCAAACTGTTTCGACATTTTCAGGCATAGCGGCTCAGAGGTATATGGCTCCTGCCGATCAACCTACCACGATTGTAGGTGCGGCAGATGTGTATATGTCTGATTTTGGAACGATATCCGTTGTTCCGAATAGATTTATGCTTGCTGGTAATTCGGCAGATGATATAGCACTTGTTCTCGATCCAGAGTTCGCGGAGGTAAACTATCTGCGTCCTTTTGAAACGAATGACCTTGCAGTTGCAGGCGATCAAGCTAATAAACAACAATTAGTTGCTGAATATACGCTTGGAGTCCTAAACGAAGGTGCGCATGGGATCATTGCTGATTTAGCGTAAGTTGTAATTAGGGGGGTTTGTTCTGTTTTCATATATAACTCCAAAAGATGTGTGGTATGAATGAACCCCTCTTTCCTCTTGTAATACAAAAAATTATGGAAATAAAAAAAACAACCTATCACCCCGACGGTGAGGGCGGTATTGTCATTACTGAAACGCAAGATGTTACTGACATTGTTGAAAAAAACAAAAAAGAATACAACTTGTATGATGAGCGCGCCAAATGGTCGGATGAGTTATTAGGTAACAAAATTGCATCGATTCCCTTAGCGGTGATTGATGATTTGAATAAAAAAAAGATTCTCCAAGGTTTTCGTGTCATAGATGATAAAAAGTTTAAGGCATGGTTAAACGATGGAGATAATCGATTCTTTCGAACTAGAACCGGACAAGTATAATGGCTTTTTCAACCTATGCAGAATTGCAATCTCTTACAGCTAATTATTTAGCAAGAGATGACTTATCGAATCAGATTGTAGATTTTATAAAACTTGGTGAGATTCGTTTGCGAAGGGATTTGCGTTTGCGCCAGATGTTAACGCAGACAACTTTGACGGTATCGAGTCAGACAGTTGCTTTGCCATCGGATTTTTTAGAACTGCGAGAGTTGCATTTAGATACAACTCCGATAGGCCAACTTGATTTTTTAGCACCAACATTTTTTTACAGAAATGGAAGGCCATCAGAAAGTGGGCAACCAGTATTTTTTACGATGACAGGAGATAATTTTGTCTTTGGTCCATCACCTGATACGAGTTATAACGCAGAACTTTTATATTACGCAGCACCAGATTTTCTAACTGATAGTAATACGAGTAATACCTTTTTAGTTACTGCACCCGATGCGCTTTTGTATGCTTCTTTAGGTGAAGCAGAACCGTTTTTAATGAACGATCAAAGATTAGCTGTATGGGCAACGTTATATGACAGGGCAAAGAATAATCTTACTGCATCGGATGATGCGGCTGAATACTCTGGTAACCCTATGACGATGAGCGTATCGACATAATGGAAAAGATTTCTTTTGGTGAATGGCTACCCGATCAGCCTCCAGTGGCAGGAGCGTTAGTAGATGCTTTTAATGTAATCCCAAATCAAATCGGCTATGGACCTTTACCATCGGTATCGAATATTTCTAATGATGCTAGTGATAATTTGAATGGATTATTTAGCGGAAGATTTGGAAGTACCACGAAAGTTTTTGCTACATCTAGTACAAAAATATTTGAATACTCATCATCAAACTTAAACCTTACAAATATCTCTCAGGCAGGCAATTACAGCGCATCAGATACGGGTAGGTGGTCCTCTGCCCAGTTTGGAAAGGTTGTATTAGCAGCAAACGGAGAAGAGATTCTACAAGCCTATACACTAGGCACAAGTAGTAACTTTGCAGATGTAGCAAGTGCGGCACCGACTGCACATTTTGTAAGTGTTGTTAGAGACTTTGTGGTTTGTGGAAGAACGAATGAGTTTCCAAACAGAGTCCTTTGGTCAGATATTAATGATGAGACAGATTGGGTGCCTGGTGCAACTTCTCAAAGTGATACACAAGATATAGCAGATGGTGGAAACATTCAGGGAATTACAGGAGGAGAGTTTGGGTTAATCTTTTTACAAAAAAGTATTTCTCGGATGACCTATGCAGGAGCCCCTTTGTATTTTCAGTTCGATACGATTAGTAGAGGGTTAGGTTGTTTAGAACCAAAGTCGATTGCGCAATATGGAAACTTATCATTTTTTTTGAGTGATGATGGTTTTTATATGTGCGATGGAACAAAGGTTATTCCCATCGGTGCAGAAAAAGTAGATCGATTTTTTTTTAATGATGCAGAACTTGCGCTCTTAAATAATATGAGTGTAGCAGTAGACCCTGTAAGAAGATGTGTGTTTTGGTTGTATACCAATAACTCTTCTGCGCAATCCATCATTATTTATAACTGGCAGATTCAAAAGTGGAGTAGAGGAGAGACCACCGCAGATTTTATCTCTAGTGTTGAGACAGAAGGAATTACGTTAGAGAGTTTAGATAATTATTCTTCTAGTATTGATGCACTAGGAATTAGTTTAGATGATCGTTTTTGGGTGGCAGATAATACATTACTTGCTGGTGTACAGGATGCAAAGATTGTCGCTTTTAGTGGGGCAAACTCTGGAGCAGAAATTGTAACCGGAGACTTAGTTAGTCAGAACTCCATCATTACTTTAGCAAAACCGCAGATTGATGGTGGTACTGCAAATGTATCGATTGCAAGTAGGGCAAGATTAGATTCAGAGATATCTTTTGGAAGTGTTGCCCAAGCTGATGCAGAAAACAGATGCTCAGTGAGATCGCATGGAAGGTATCACAGAATCAAAGTGCTACCGAGTGGCAATTATACAAGTGCAGTTTCTGTAGACTTAGATATTAAAGCAGGAGGGATGCGTTGAGTCAATATAGAGTTCTTCCTTATAGTGGTGCAGAACCTCGCCAGATATCAGAGGTAGTAAATAATGCAATGGCAGGAAAAATCAATAATACGGGATCCATTAATTTAACTGCATCAAGTGCAACGCAAACTCATTTAGATGATGCGCGCATTGGCCCAGATAGTGTCATTAGTTTTATGCCAACAAATACTGCCTCAGCAAGTTTTGTAGGAGATATGTTTATAAGCAGTAGAGATATTGGATCTGCGGTAATTAGTCATTCGATTAATATCCAGGCAAGTGCAACCTTTTCTTTTACGATTATAGGGTGATAGAAAAAGTATACGTTGCGCCAAAGAATTTACGGGCGCATTGGGATTATATACGTCCCAAATTAGAATTAATTTTAAAAAAGAGTCCTGAACAATGGATTCCAGAAGATATCTATGCAGATATTCTCAATGGACATTCCTTGCTCTGGATTGCTTTGAATGTAGATAAACCGATTGCATTTATTGTCGGTCAAATCCAAGCAAATCAAACGTTTCATTTGTGGGCAGTATATTGTGATCCACACATAGATGATTATACAAAATGGCAAATGATAGAAGAAATTGCAATTGAAGCAAAGTGTAAAAGAATGACATTTGAATCATGGAGAAAAGGCTGGGCAAGAAAAGCAAAACGCCTAGGCTTTGTTCCCAGAAAATATATTAAGGAGTTACGAGTATGAGTGGAGGTGGAACACAAACCCAAATTCAGGAACTTAATCCGACACAATTACCTTTTGTGGAATACGGTTTACAAGAGGCACAAAATTTATATCAGTCAGGATCGCCCGTATACTTTCCAGGGCAAACTTTTGTAGGACCAAGTGATCAAACACAAACTGCATTAGATGCGGCACAAAACAGAGCAATACAAGGAAACCCGTTAGTACCTGCTGCACAAAGCCAGTTTCAATCGACAATCGAAGGGGATTATTTATCAGCTACGAATCCCTATTTTGCCAATCGATTTAATACTGCGGCAGATGCGGCTAGTCAAAGATATTTCGATGCAATGAATCAGATTAACTCGCAAGCATCGATGGCAGGACGGTATGGCTCGAATGCGATGGGTCAATTGCAAGACCGGGCAACAAGTCAGTTTGCAAAGTCGTTAACAGATACCGCAGGTGGACTCGCTTTTGATAATTATGCGCAAGAAAGAGCAAGACAATTAGCGGCATCGCAATCAGCACCAGCATTAGCCGCACAAGACTATGCAGACATTGATAGGATGCTCTCACTTGGAAACATTACAGAAGGGTATCAACAACAAGCATTACAAGACTCTATCAATCGATTTGATTTTGAACAAGGTATGCCACAAAACAAATTACAACAATATTTATCAGCGGCTTATGGTGCGCCTTTAGGAAGTAAAACAACGATGCCTGTTCCAAAAGGAGGGGCGCAAGGCGCTCTCGGTGGGGCATTGATGGGTTATCAGTTTGGAGGGCCAGCAGGAGCAGTTGTTGGCGGTCTCTTGGGGAGTCAATAATGAGTCTTTTAAAAAAGATATTTACACCGCCTCAAAATTCTTTCTTTGGGCAACCAACATCCAATCAAAATTCGTTTTTTATGAGTCCTGATAGAAGAAAAGCTAGTCTTTCTACTTATCAGGATGCAGCAGCAAAATCACCGCAGGGGTTATTAGGAAACTCAAATCCTATGATGGGATTATTAGGCAATCCATTATTTGCAATTGGTTCTGCGTTATTAAATCCTAGACAGTCTTTTGGACAAAACCTACAGCAAGGTTTTCAAAATCTTATGCAACAACAAATGTATAAGACAGAGCAGGATAGAAAAAATCGTGCAGATATGATGCAACTAGCATTGTTACAAAACCAATTGAGAACTAAACGAGTCGGCTCTCCTTATAAATTAAATACTGAATCTGGACCCGTTTTAATGCAAGCAATGTCTGATGGCTCTACACAAAATTTAGGAACACCGTTTATTTCAAAGTCAGCTATACAAGAAAAATTCGACTTTATAAAAAACAATGTTCCTCGGTTAAAAAATTTATCAAATGCGGAGGCTTTCAATGAAATACAGTCAAACCCAAATTTAATGGGTTTAGTATCATCAAAAACAGGCGACACAAATATTCAAGTAGATTTAAGTAAACCTCCGACAGATAAAACAATTAAAAGAACGTTACAAGATAAGTTAGTAACTACTGGAGATGCAATTCAAAGAATTACAGCTATTGCGCAACAATTTGACCCTTCGTTATTAGAGTATGGAAACCAATTTGGAGCAAAAGCCTTAGCATTTAAAGAAAAACTAGGGATGGATTTATCATCTGATCAACAAAGTTTAGTTGCAAGAACGCAAAAACTAGCAGGTAACACTTTGAGAAACTTAAATCTTACAATTAAAGAGATTACTGGTGCTGCTATGGCCGCATCAGAAGCAACAAGAATAGAAGGAACTGTTCCCTCGCTTAACGATTCTCCGACTGAATTCAAAACAAAAATGGATGATGTATTAAGAAATTTAAAACTTGCGCAAGCCAGAACTAGATATATTTTAACAAAAGGCTTTGAGTATAAAGATGACATCAATCAAGTTGCTCAAAATCTTCCATTAGATACTTTTGAAAAAAATGTTATGAAAAAAGAACTTAATAACATTATAGAAAACGTAGCAAAACAAGCCGAGAAAGATGGAGTTGCGTTTGATGCGAATAATTTAACTCCTGATCAGGAGTTTCAGATTGATCAAGAATATATTAATTTATTTGGATTAATGTGATATGGCTAAATATGATGAAACAGCAAACAAATTCCTAGATAAGTATGGCTTTGGAGAGGTTGGAAAACCTTTTAAAGAACCAAATTTAAAATCTCCAATACCTGCAAAAGAAACAACTTATGCAAATAAGCAAATTTCCGATCTATCTACAATTTTTCGATCAGGGGTTTTTCAAACAAAAGATGATTTAAAAAACTTTTTATCGAAAGAAACTGGAAGAAATGTTTTTTTTGACGAAAGTGGAAAACCAGTGTTTAGAGAGCAAGGAAGAAAGTATAGTCTGTTGCCTAATTATGGAGAAAGTCCCTTAAAAGCCTTGCTAAGAGACTTACCAGATATTGCAGAATCAATACCGCCTACAATAGCAGGAATTGCAACTGCCCCTCTTAGTCCTGCATTTTCTGTTCCTATAACTGGTTTTGTAGGAGGTGCCTCGGATGCTGCAAGGCAAACGATCTCGCGAAATTTGTTAAATTCAGACAGGCCAATTGATTTATTACAATCAACAAGAACAGGAGCAATAGATTCACTTTTACAAACAGTCCCATTTGTGGGAAAAAAAGTTTATGAAAGGTTAGTCCCTCCTGATGTAGACCGTTTTGTTAATCGTGATCAACTTACAAAATTGGATAATTTATCAGATAAATATAATGTACGTTTAACCCCTGCGGAAAAAACAAATGTAGAGTCTTTAATTGCCCAACAATATCAATTAGAAAACTTACCTCAAACTTCAACAATAATGAAAGAGTCTATTAGAGATAGACAAACTGGAGAAATTTTACCAAACATAGATAAGGTTATTGCAGAAATTGCAGGAAGAGATATGCCTAAATCTAGATATCAAGTTGGCTTAAAAGCACAATCAAATTTAGACAATTATTTACAGGAATTAAAAACGAAAAGAAAAACAGAAGTATCAAATATTTATGATGAAGCAAAAAAAATAAAAACTCCTATTGAAACAGAAGATGCAGTAAAAAAAATAGATTACTTTTTAGATACTGCAAAAGGAAACCAAAGATCAATTTTACAAAATCTTAAAAATGAGTTTTATGAGCCTTTAAAAAAGGTAAATCCAGATAAAGCAAAAAAGTTAAAAAATGATATACGTTCCTTAAATAAAAGTTTATCTGCTCTTGACCCAGACAAGAAAGATCAAAAAACAATTGCAGACGATATTCAAAGT